TGACTCCCCTCCCCGCCCCCGTCTGGGGCTCGGGAGGTGCTGCGGGCAAGGATCTGTACGGGTCTGGGGAAAACGGCCACGCTGCGGGGCGTGGGCGGCTCGCTGGCGGGCGAGCAGGGATGCGGCAGGCTGATTTGATGGCGCGCGGTTGAGGGGCCGTACAGCGCCTCTCAGCCTGCCGCGATCCCGATATGAACCTGATACATGCAGGTCAGAGCGCTAAAAGCGTACGCCGCGGTACCATGGAGTCATGACGACGAGGCGCGACTGCGAGCACTGCGAGGGACCGATGCCGATCACGGCCCGGTCGCACGCGCGGTTCTGCAAGCCGGCCTGTCGAGCTGCCGCTCACCGCGCGGCCCGCACGGTCCCGGCTGAGTTGACGAGCCGGCCCCGGTGGATCCGGCGCACCTCGCGGAAGGTTCCGGTCACCGTCGGCGGCGCGGCCGCGAGCAGCACCGACCCCGCGTCCTGGTCGACGCACCGGGATGCCGCCCGCTCGACGGCGGGGGCCGGGCTCGGGTTCGTCCTCGACGGCGACGGCGTCGTCTGCCTCGACCTCGATCACTGCCTCGACGCCGAGGGCGAGGTCGCCGGGTGGGCGCGCAACATCCTCGACGCCGTCGGCGACTCGACGTGGGTCGAGGTCTCGCAGGGCGGCGACGGGCTGCACATCTGGGGGTACGGCGCGCTGCCCCACGGCAGGCGCATCACGGTCGGCGGCGGCTCGGTCGAGCTGTACGGCACCGGCCGGTACATCGCGGTCACGGGGCGGACGTTCGGCGGCACGCCGCAGCGCCTCGGCGACCTGCAGCACGTAATCGACTCGCTGCTGTAGCGCCCGACACGGGTGTGCGGCGGCGCACCCGACACGGGAGGTACAGCACATGGGCGGCATGGGACCGGCGCCGAAGCCCGAGGGCAGGAAGGCGCGGCGGAACAAGGACGCGATCCCGCAGACCGTACTCAGGTGGGAGCGGGCCGAGGCGCCCTCGCTGCCCGACGTCGAGATCGAGAAAGACGGCGAACTCGTCGAGTTCGTATGGCCGGCGCGCACGCGCGTGTGGTGGCAGATGTGGATCGAGTCGCCGCAGGCCGAGCACTTCGGGTCGTCCGACTGGCAGTACCTACTCGACACCGCCCTGATTCACGCCCGGCTGTGGCGCGGCGATCTGTCCGTCGCGGGCGAACTGCGGCTGCGCGTCGCAGCGTTCGGCGCGACACCCGCGGACCGGGCCCGGCTGCGCATGGTGTTCGCCGAGGCGGACGGCGCCGATCAGGGGCGCGGCAGTTCGGGCGTGCCGTCGGCGCGCGAGTTGTACGGCAACCTGCGGCCGATTCGAGGCGGGAAGACTGACGAGGGCACGAGCCCGTAGCAAGGGGGCGTCATGCCGTGGCGCGGGCCCGAGGAAGAGGGCGAGTTCCCCACGCTCGGGTGGTACGTCATCGACTGGATGATCGGGAACCTCGCGCAGCCCGGCCGTGACGACGGGGCGCCGTACATCCCGACAAAGGAACAGGCCGAGTTCCTGCTGCGGTACTACGAGCTGCACCCGGTGACCGGCAAGCGGGTCATTCACCGGGCGCTGCTCAGCCGGCCGCGCGGGTGGGGGAAGAGTCCGTTCGTCGGGGCGATCGCGCTCGCCGAGGCGTGCGCCGACGTCGTGCCGGACGGGTTCGACTCGTACGGCGAGCCGGTCGGCCGGCCGTGGCACTCGATCCGTACGCCGCTCGTGCGTATCGCTGCGGTGACCGAGCAGCAGACCGACAACACATGGTTGCCGTTGCTGGAGATGGCGCGCGGCCGGTCGCTGTCGACCGACTACGGGCTCGAATGCCTCGACACCGTGATCTACCTGCCGCGCGGCGAGGTCTCGCCGATCACCTCGTCGGCGACGTCGACCAAGGGTGACCCGGCATGCTTCGCGAGCCTCGACCAGACCGAGGAATGGACGGCATCCAACGGCGGCGTACGGCTCGCGAAGGTGATGCGGTTCAACGCCGCGAAGCTGGGCGGGTCGCTGATCGAGACGCCGAACGCGTACACGCCGGGCGTCGGGTCGGTAGCTGAGAAGTCGGCGGCCGACTATCAGGCGATCATCGACGGCCGATCGCGGGCTCGCGGAATCCTCGTCGACCACCGTGAGGCGCCGCCCGAGACTGACATGACCGACGAGCAGTCCCTCGTCACCGGGCTGCGTTACGCATACGGCGACAGCAGCGATCACCCCGACGGGTGCGTGCTGCACGACCCGCCGTGTGCGCCCGGCTGGTCGCCGATCGAGCGGCTCACCTCAGAGTTCTGGGACACCTCGAACGAGCCGCAAGATCTGCGGGCCGACCTGTTGAACCAGATCACTCACGCGTCCGACGCGTGGCTGACCGAGCCCGAGGTGCGGGCGTCGTCCGACCTCGCCCGCGAGGTACAGCCCGGCGAACGGGTGGTGCTCGGGTTCGACGGCTCGCGGAAGCGGGCCCGCGGGGTCACGGACGCGACCGCGCTGATCGGCTGCCGGCTGTCCGACGGGCACCTGTTCACGATCGGCGTGTGGGAGCAGCCCGAGCGACTGCCGGTCGGCCCGGACGGCAAGCCGGTCGAGTGGCAGGTGCCGGTCGTCGAGGTGCTCGCCGCAGTGCACGAGAGTTTCGACCGGTACGACGTCGTCGGCATGTACGCCGACCCCGCGAAGTGGGAAAGCCACGTAGCCGACTGGGAGGCGGCATACGGGCCGCGGCTCAAGGTGCAGGCGACCCGGCAGCACCCGATCGAGTGGTGGATGACCGGCGGCCGCAGCACGCTGATCGTGCGGGCGCTGGAGAAGTTTCATACGGCGCTCGTCGAGGGCGAGCTGACGCACGACGGCTCGTCGGCGCTCGTGCGGCACCTGGTCAACGCCCGCCGCCGGCCGTCCCGTTCCGGCCTGCAGATCGGCAAGGCACACCCCGACAGCCCGAAGAAGATCGACGCCGCGATCGCGGCGGTGCTCGCGTGGCAGTGCAGGCTCGACGCGATCGCGAAGGGCGTCGCGGCCGAGGAACCCGAGATGTTCGGCGGCACGTTCTGACAGGAAGGGGGCGACATGCTCGACGAGACGCCCGAGCTCGACAATCCCGATTACATGCTGCTGCGCCTCGGGCGTCGGCTGCGCAAGCGCGCGGGTGTCCTCGACGAGTGGTGGCGGTACTACCGCGGTCGGCCGCCGCTGCCGATGCTGCCCCGCAACGCCGAGGCGGCGTTTCTGGAGTTCCAGCGGAAGGCACGCACGAACTTCTGCGGCGTGATCGCGAACAGCACCGTGCACCGGCTGCGCGCTATCGGCGTGACCCGCCGGGACGGCGAGCCGGACGCCAACGCGTCGCGCTGGTGGCAGCTCAACCGGCTCGACTCGCGGCAGAAATTGGTGTGGCGGGTCGCGATGGCACAGTCGGTCGGGTACATGCTCGTTGGCGAGCACCCGACCCGGGTCGAGGACAACGGCCGGCCGTCGCCGCTGATCACGGCTGAGCACCCGCGCGAGGCGATCGTCGAGCGGGACCCGGCGACCGGCGAGGTACGGGTCGGGCTGCGGGCGATTCACGACGACGTCGACGGCTACGGGTACGCGTGGGTGCTGTACGACACCGAGCTGTACTCGTACCGGACGCGCGAGCGGTGCACGCCGACCCGGCTGCCGTGGGGCCCGGACTCGTGGGAGCCGCTCGACGACGGCGTGCCGCACGACCTCGGCGGCGTGCCCCTGGTCGAGTTCGCGCGCATGCCCGATCTCGGCGAGGACCCGGAGCCGGAGTTCGCCGCGGCGATGGACATTCAGGACCGCGTCAACATGGGTGTGCTGAACCGCATGGCGGCGTCGCGGTACTCCGGGTTTCGGCAGAAGACAGTCACGGGGCACAAGTTCGCGAAGCGCACCGACCCGACGACCGGGCTCACTGTGGTCGAGCAGCCGTTCGTGCCCGGGCCCAACAACGTGTGGGTGTCCGAGGGCGAGAATGCGCGGTTCGGGCAGCTCGACGCGACCGACCTGACCGGGTTTCTAAAAGAGCACGCGAGCGACGTACGCGACATGCTGATCATCAGCCAGACACCCGCGTACTACTACGCCGGCGACCTGGTCAACATCTCGGCCGACACGGTCGCCGCCCTCGACCTCATGCACGTCGCGAAGTGCCGCGAGCACATCGCGGCGTTCGGCGAGGGACTCGAAGAGGTGATGACCCTCGCGGCGGCGCAGGCCGGCGTCGCCGACGACTACACCGAGGCGTCGGTGCGGTGGGCGCGGCCCGAGTACCTGTCGCCGGCGGTCCGCGCCGACGCGGCGACGAAACTCAAGAGCATCGGGTATCCGCTGGACATCATCGCCGAGGATCTCGACGAGACGCCCGAGCGAGTGCGTCGCATCAACGCGAGCGCCGCAGCGGCCGCGCTGCTCGGCGCGTCGCTGCTGCCGGCGAACCCGGCGCCGACAGCGGGCAACCTGCCCGATGACCAGGGGGCCGGCGGTGGCGAATGAGGCGCTGCAGGCGGCGCTCGCCGAGCGGTACGACGCGCTGTCGGCGTCGCTGCGGGATCGGCTGATCACGTTCGTACTGTCCGCGTTCGACGGTCTCGGCTCGTACCGGGACGCCGACGCGGCCGAGTTCCTCGACCGAGTGCTGCCGGTCGTGCTGTCGGCGCAGCAAACCATGGGGCAGATCACCGACGCGTACCTGTCCGCGGTGATCGCCGACATGATGGGCGGCGCCGCGGCGCCGGCCGGCGTGCAGCTCGCCGAGGATCTGCGCGGGGTCGACCCGGCCGAGGTGTATCACCGGCCGTTCGTCACCGCGTACACCGCTCTCAGCCAAGGGAAGGCGTACGCCGAGGCGGTCGGCGAGGCGCGCACGCGGCTGCTGTCGATCACAGAGACCGACCTGCAGCTCGCCCGGACGCACGCCGCTCGGCAGTCGATGACGCGCAGCGGCCGCGCGAAGTTCTTCCGGCGTGACCTACGCGGCACGAAGAACTGCGCCTTGTGCGTGATCGCGTCGACGCAGCGGTACCGGGTTGAGAACTTGATGCCGATTCACCCCGGCTGTCACTGCAAGCCGGTCCCGATCCCGGGCAACCAGGACCCGGGGCAGATCATCGACGAGGCGCTGCTGCGCGAGGCGCACGACGCCGTCGCCAAGGGCACCGGGCAGTCCGACGCGGGCGGCCGCGCCCCCGATTACCGCGACGTCATCATCACGCGGCAGCACGGCGAGTACGGGCCGTTGCTCGCCGTG